TGAGTCATACCACCGTCTCGTTGGACAGTATCAGGGCTTGGGTGAAGCCTTAGATATATTGGACAACATCATGAAAGAGAAAGACGAAGATTTGTAGTGCAACCCTGCGCCGTATGGCGCTTTTAACTAAATGCCGAATGGCGTTTTATAGGAGTAAGTATGAAGGACTTCGAAACCCTCGATGAGGCGTTCCCTGCCTGCGACACAGGCATCACGCCACTAGGCGCTAGAGTGTTGTTACAGCTCAAAAGCGTCAAAAAAGCCAGTAAAGGCGGCATTATCCTAGTAGACGAGACACGAGAATCAGAGCGTGTCCAATCAATGGTCGCAAAGGTGCTTGCACTCGGTCCGATCGCATTCAAAAACCGTGACACATTATCCGAATGGGGCGAGGGCTTGTGGTGCTCCGTCGGTGATTACGTCCGTGTACCCCGTTGGTCTGGTGATCGCTTCACTGTCCCCAACCCAAACGACCCTGATGATCAAATTTCAATCCAAGTACTGAACGACTTTGAATTGTGGGCGAAGGTCGACCCCGATAAAGTCTTGACTATGAGGCAATTCGTATGAACCCAACAGATAAAATGGAAATGCAGGTCGCTGAAGAGCAAGACGGCTCGGCTGTCGTGCATTTGGAGGACGGAGAGTCACCCCAAGCGGAAGAAAAGGTCGAACTTGCCGAAGGTAGCGATGTTGAGGTCAATGATTCCAATGACGGTCTCGATTCCGACCCCGATCGTGAGCAGATTCGTGCCGCTCGGCGTGAAGAGCGCAAGCTAAAGAAGCAGATTCATCGTGAAAAGACGAAAGAATCCAGCCATTTGATTAATGCGCTCAAGAGTCAAAACCAGCAGCTCGCTGAGCGTCTGGCGCACCTCGAAAAGCGCACCTCTGGGGCTGAATTGGCTCGTGTTGACAAGGCAATTGACGACACAGAGGTACAGATCGAGTACGCCAAGATGAAGATGCGTGAAGCCGTTGCAAATCAGGACGGTGACGCAGTCGTCAAGGCTCAAGAGCTGATGTATGAGTCGCAGCGCAAGGTCGAGTCGCTCAAATCCATCAAGGATCAGGCAACACGACAGATGTCGCAGCCCCAAAAGCCTACCATGAACATGCCAGACCCTTCTGTACAGCGCAATGCGGCTGCATGGATGGAGCGCAATCCGTGGTATGACCCACAGGCGAAGGACATGGACTCTGAAATCGCTCAGCGCTTGGATAAAAAGCTCACTGATGAGGGTTTTGACCCTTCAAGCCCAGATTATTGGGAAGAACTGGATGATCGAGTGGCTAAATACATGCCTCACCGTGCAGAATCTGCACCACAAAGACCTGCGCAAGCACGCCCCCGTATGACGGGTTCTGGGCGTGAATCAGCTCCTGTAGGGCGTGCAAACGAGTTCCGTTTGTCGCCAGATCGTGTGTTAGCGATCAAAGAGATGGGCGCATGGGATAACCCAGAGCTTCGTGCGAAGATGATCAAGTCTTACGCAAAATACGACCGTGAAAACAAAAGGAATGCATAATGGACAGCCGAATCAAACGCAGTGCGGGTGAGACCCGTCAGAATCGCACGGAGCAGGACGCAAGCCGTGCAGCACCTGAAGAGAACTTCCCAGTGGCTCATGAGCGCCGTCGTGCTCGTAATGAGTTTCAGCAGACAGTGTTGCCGAATATCCCCGATATCCCCGGCTATCACTTGTGTTGGCTTGCCACAAACAGCCAGTACGATCCGATCCATCGCCGATTCACACTGGGCTACACGCCTGTGCGTGCGGATGAGATGCCCGGCTACGACATGTACAAAGTCAAAGACGGCGACCAATCTGGTCACATCATGTGCAACGAGATGCTGTTGTGCAAGATGCCAATGGATGTGTATCAGGACATCATGCTTGAGCACCACCACTACCAGCCGATGGATGAGGCTGAAAAGATCAAGGTTCAGCAAGAGCAATTGGTCAATCAGCGTGATCGCACTGGTAAGGCAATGGGTAGCATCGAGGGTGGATTGCCAGACGAGAGCAACGTCAGGCTTCCGACTTTCAGCTAAAGTGGAAGGGAATTCCACCCCGTGATGATTTTTGTTGCTGGGTGGAAATAGTTGATGTAGAATTAATTCGTTGTCTTGGCGGACAAATGAAGCCGTTTTAGTGTGTATCTTGATTTTTTGGTAAGTGGTTTGAACCCAATTTACCAAAGAATGTTTCCTACAAGGAATCCGCCAACAAGATGCACTCTAAAGCGGCTTTTTTATTTGCTATGACTTCCGTACTCCACACGACAGTAAGCACCTAGATGGGTGGCGTGGAAGGGAACATAGGCTGACGTACACCCCGTCGCAAGCCTCGTGGCGTTAAATGGCGACCACAGAAGTATATGGGGCGAGTGGTGAAGACAAACTCATATACGAGAGAACATTATCTCCGTGAAGTACTGGCAGTCACCGTATCTCTGGTTACTGCGGGTAAGGCAAGATAGGCTGGCGCAGGCAACTGCGTGTGGGCTATCACCCTTGGGGACACTATTGTCAAAAATTCCACTTGCTTTTTGTGTTTTCTTGTTATAATTAACGCAAGGTCGCTCGTTTTGTATAAGGCGGGAAACCAACAAAATTTAGTCCTAAAAATCACGTTATACGGTGATTTTGCCTGTAGCTTTGAATAAAGCGAAAACATTATCCCTTTAATCGTTTTTAGGAGCATCCTATGAGTGCAACCTCTGCACCTTTCGGTCTGCGCCCAGCATACTTCCCAACAGGATTGGAACGTGCTCAGGCGTTGGCTAACGGCATTACTTCTGGTTACGGCACTTCGATCCTCAAAGGTCAAGCCGTTCAATACTCGCCTAACGCTGGCGTAATTCTCCCAGTTCTCGATACAACAACCAACAGCGGTTTGGTCTCTGGCGCTTTCGCAGGCGTTGAGTGGACTGACACAACTGGTCGTCGTCGTGTGTCGAATTACTGGCCCGCAAGCACCTCTGGCACAGCTATCGTCGCCTACTTCTACAACGATCAACAGATCGTGTACGAGATTCAGACTGACGCTACTATGGCTCAGACTGCTATCGGCAACGAAGCAAACCTCAGTAACTTTACTGCTGGTTCGACAACCACTGGTTTGTCACAAATGACCCTGTCCGCCTCTTTGGTTGGTTCAGGTTCCGCAGGTCAGTTCCGCATCGTCGATCTGGCTCCTTATCCAGACAACAATTGGGGTGACGCATTCGTGATCGTTCGAGTGCAAGTCAGCAAGCCTCAGTTCGTTGCTACTGCTAACGCCATTTAAGGGAGACTAGATCATGGCAGCTCCAATGCGCAGTACCGACTTCCGGTCGATCGTTGAGCCAATCCTCAACGAGTGTTTCGACGGAGTCTATGACCAACGCTCAGACGAATGGAGCCATGTGTTCCGTGAACAGATGGGCATTCCCCGTAACTACCACGAAGAACCCGTCCTGTACGGCTTCGGCGCAGCTCCTCAGTTACCTGACGGCACACCCGTCTCGTATCAGCAGGGCGGCGTGCTGTTCCTCCAGCGCTACGTGTACAACGTCTATGGCTTAGCCTTTGCGTTGACCAAAGTGTTGGTTGAGGACGGCGATCACATCCGCATCGGTCAGGTCTATGCCAAGCACTTGGCACAGTCACTGGTTGAGACAAAAGAACTCCTCGCAGCTAACGTATTGAACCGTGCGTTCAACGCTAGTTTCGCAGGTGGTGACGGCGTCCAACTGAGCTCCAACGCTCACCCGATCGTCAACGGTACATTCAGCAACTTGCTGAGCACCGCCGCTAACCTGTCACAGACTTCGCTTGAGCAGATGCTCATTCAGGTTCGTCAGGCAGTGGACAACAACGGCAAGAAGATCCGTCTTCAGCCCCGTCAGTTGATTGTCGCCCCCGGCAACGTGTTCCAAGCCGAAGTTCTGTTGAAGTCCGTGCTCCGTACTGGCACAGCAAACAACGACATCAACCCAGTCAAGTCGATTGGTCTGATGCCTGAGGGCGCTGCTGTTCTGAGCCGTCTGACTTCTGCCACCAACTGGTGGGTACAGACAGATGCGCCTGAAGGTCTGAAGCTCATGATGCGCCGTGGTCTGGAAAAGACTATGGAAGGCGATTTTGAGACAGACTCAATGCGCTACAAGGCAACCGAGCGTTACACAATCTCGTGGACTGATCCACGTGCTGTGTACGGTACGCCCGGCGTGTAAGTAAAGCGAGGGGGTCAGGAAACTACCCCCTCTTTTTTTAATCCGAGTGGTTCAAGCCACAGGAGAAATAAAATGGCACAATTTTCAGATGATCTGTTCCTTGGAACAGCAGAGACCTACATGGGTCTTAATTCCGCTCTTGGCAATCCTTCGCCAATGGGCTTGGGTGTTGGTCCTTTGGGTCGCATCTACGTTTGGGACAGCGTTCCTGTCGCCAAAGCAACAAACAACATCGCAACAGCAAGCGTCTACACCTCGACTGTTACACTGACTGCTGGTACTGGTACAACTTCTGTTGTCCGTCAAGACGGCATCACTGTTGTTCAGCTTGACGTTCCTCGTGCTGTCGCTACAACGACTGGCGCAGGCTCGCCAACTACCCGCAACGTCACAATCTCTGGTTACGACGTCTACGGTCAACCAATGAGCGAAGTCATCGCTACTGGCGCTGTTGCATCTACCACCGTAAACGGCAAGAAAGCATTCTTTCAAATCCGCAGCATCACGATCTCTGGTAGCCCAGTGGTGACTGTCGCTGTCGGCACAACCGACATCCTCGGCTCACCTGTTCGCATCACCAACGCTGGCTACATCGCCCGTGCTGGTTGGGATAACACCCTCGCTGATGATGCAGGCACGTTCGTTGCTGCCGTGACTACTGCCGCCACAACAACCTCTGGTGACGTTCGTGGGACATACGTTCCTTCAAGCGCTACCGATGGCGCAAAGCGACTCGTGGTTGGAGTTCTCCTGCCAGCGATTGCTGTTGGTCCGCAAGCCACACGCACTGGCGCACTCGGCGTCACACAAGCCTAAGGGGTAGATCATGGGTTTCAAAGAGATGAAAATGATGAAGTCGACTGAGCCTTCAGTTGACGAAGTCGGTAAAGGTATGAGACACGGCGGCAAGACCAAGAAGATGGCTATGGGCGGCGCTCCTATGGGCGGTGCTCTTTCTTCTGTCGCCGCACAGAACGCCCGTAAGCGTCCTACTACGCCAGCAGAAATGGCAGCGATGCGTCCTCGTGGTGCTGCCTTGATGCGATCAGCAGCATTGTCACGCCCCGCCCCCGGTATCCCAGCTCAGGCAATGGGTCGTGTCAAGAACGGCGGATCGATGAAGAAAGTTGAAAAAGAAATCCGCAACGAGAAAGAAGAATTGCATCGTGTGGATGAGCGACTCAATCGTCATGAAGCAAAAGCTGCCTCCAAGGCGCACAAAGGTCTCAAGACTGGCGGCATCGCTGGTTACAAGACTGGCGGCATCATCCAGAAGTTTGCAACAGGCGGCGTCGTTAATGGCGCAGCAGGTTACAAGGATGGCGGATTCGCTAAGGTTGCCTGCAAAGACGGCGGCGGCTTTAAGGCGATGAAAAAAGGCAATTGCTAGTAATAAGTTGGGGTGGCTGCGGTCACCCCGCTTTCATTAAGGAACAACGATGTCAACAACGATTTCATCCGTGACACGACTCGGCGCATATGAGCCGTTCGGTCTTCAGGTCTCCAGAAACCAGATACAAGGGCATACGCCGATTATTGTGTTTGGGTACAACGCAGATTTGGATACAAGTGAAGAGTCCATCTGGCCCAACGGCGGAACTGTTCCTCACCCTACGGTCGCCTCTGTCTTGAAAATTAGTTCGACTAGCACAGATGATGCTGCCGCAGGAACTGGCGCAAGAACTGTTTTTATAGAAGGTCTCGACGGAAGTTTTAATGTTGTTAACGAGACTGTGATTTTGAATGGTCAGACTTCCGTAAACACGACCAAATCATATTTGTATGTCAATCAATTTTATGTAGCAACAGTAGGAGATGGCGGTGCAAACGCAGGCACGATCAATGCGGGTACTGGCACAGTCACCAGCGGTGTTCCTGCCGTGCTTTATGATCTAATTTTCACAGGCTTTAATCAGCGCACAACGGCGCATTATTGTGTTCCTGCTGGATACACAGGATACATGGTGACGGGTGTTATCACTGCTGGTCAAGCATCTGGGTCTACGTCTGTTACAGCTTATTTAAAACAGCACGGCACTGACAATATCTTACGAGTTGGCGCAGTGGCGACTCTGAATAACGGATCGATTCAGTATGATTTTGATCCTCCATATATCATTCCAGAAAAAAATTGCGTAGGCGTTACAGCGATTGGATCTGCAAACAATAACTCAGTCAGCGCATTCTTAAATATTATCCTGATCAAAACAGGACCGTAATATGCCAAGCAAATCCCCTGCCCAAAAGCGTCTCATGCAAGCCGTGGCGCACAGCCCTAAGTTTGCAAAAAAGGTCGGCATCCCGACTAGCGTGGGTAAGGAATTTGCGAAGGCTGACAAGGGCATGAAGGGCGGTGGTTTGTACGCCAACATTCACGCAAAGCAAGAGCGCATCGCCGCAGGATCTGGCGAGAAGATGCGTAAGGTTGGCTCTGCGGGTGCTCCGACTGCGAAGGCATTCAAGGAGTCTGCAAAGACCGCAAAGATGAAAGAAGGTGGGGTATCGCTCTCTGTGGGTCGTGGTGAAAAACTGCCGACCAAGCAGGGCGCAGGACTTACCGAGGCTGGCAGAAAAAAGTATAATAGAGAGACGGGAAGCAACCTTAAAGCTCCACAACCGCAAGGCGGCGCACGTAAAGACTCATTCTGCGCACGTATGAGCGGTGTAGTAAAGAATGCAAGCGGTGACGCACCTAGAGCTAAGGCGTCACTTAAACGGTGGAAATGTCCGGGGTGGTAGATGACAAACGGTTTGAATACATCAGGAACGGTTGGTCAGACGGTCATCTCTGTTCAACAGCTCATCGACCACGGCGCTCGTCGTGCAGGAAAGCTCGCTGAAGAGTTGACGGTCGAGCAAGTCTCGGCAGCACGAGACAGCCTGTATTACCTCCTCTCATCGCTCACAAACTACGGCATCAACTACTGGTGTATCGATAGAATCATTGTTGGTCTACAGCCAAACAAATATGAGTACTACCTGCCTGTCGGAACAAATGATGTTCTGAACGCAAACTACCGCACACTTACCTCTGTCACGACGGGCTACAATAGCTCATCTGGCGTGACATCGAATGCGTTTGATGGCGTGGGCGACAGCGTCTGTCAGCTCTCTACAAACACTGGCTACATCGGCATTGCGAACGGCACAGGAAACCCTGTCTACATCAGCACGGTCGGTATCCTGCCTGCGGTCTCTGGCTCTGTGACGATCACGATCGAGGCGTCTGAGGACGGTAGTACGTGGACGGCGATTGAATCACCGGGTGCGGTCACATGGACAGCGGGAACGTGGATCTACTACGAGCTCGACCCATCGACCACAGTCCCGTACTGGCGCATCAAGCAGTCCGCTGGCGTGAACATGGGATTTCTTCAGGTGGTATTTGGGACGATGCCAATGGCGATCCCAATGGCACGCATGAACCGTGACGACTACTCAAACCTGCCGAATCGTTCGTTCACCTCTGAGCGTCCGCTACAGTTCTGGTTCAATCGCACGATCAATCAGCCGATCATGAATCTTTGGCCCGTGCCGAACAGCATACAGCCGCAGCTTGAGATCTGGGTGAGCCGATACATTCAGGATGTTGGTCAGCTCAATGGGCAGCTAGAGATACCACAGCGGTGGTACATGGCGATCCAGAATGGCTTGGCGCATCAGATGTCGTTGGAGTTACCCGGCGTCGATGCGGCGAGAATTGCATACCTTGAAAATCAATGGGAGAAGCACTTTGCTCTGGCGGAGTCTGAGGAGCGTGATAAGTCGCCGATCTATCTGGTCTCAAACATTTCTGCGTACACGAGATAATCGTGGCAAGGTTTCTTAACACCCTCGGAAATAGCACGCTGAGTGTCTTTATCTGCGACCGATGCAAGATGAAGAGACCGTACAGTGACATGCGTCCCGACGGTAATATTCCTGCGATAAAGGTGTGTAGTGAGAGCTGCTCTGACCAGTTTGATCCGTACAGGTTGCCAGCAAGACAGCCAGAGAAAATTACTATTCGATTCCCCCGCCCAGATCTAGATATTGCGGAAAACCACGATGCGATCATCACTGAGACGCTTGGTAACAGCCCGATATCTCCTGAGCAGGGCAATACGCCCAATGACGGCAACCTTAACAATTTGAGTCCATAATATGGCTGACATCCGCATCTCGCAATTGCCCGTAGCCCCAGCGCCGATTGATGGCACGGAGCTCGTACCCGTTGTACAGAACGGATTGACGGTGCAGACGACCGTCTCTGCGATCACGCAAAGCCCTTCATTGACAGCGACGTTCCTGACAGTCAATCAACAGCCTTTGCTGCCAAACAGCAGGGCATTGTCCGCAGGTACTGGGATTGGCATTACGGATGGCGGCGCACAGAGCACTTACAACTTGTCTCTGAATGGAACAAGCGGATCACTGGAAGGGGCTTCCACTGGCGTTATTGTCAAGAGCGCAGCAAACACGATCGTGTCTCGCACGCTCACGGCGAGCGGCAACGGCATCTCTGTTGCTGACGGCAACGGCATAGCAGGCAACCCAACATTCCAACTGACTGGCTTGGCTGCGGCTATCGCCAACATGAGCGGCACGGGTCTTATCGGATTAAATAGCACGACCCTGACTCCTTTGACTATTGTCGGCACAGCAAACCAGATCAGCGTATTGGATGGTAACGGCGCTTCGGGCAATCCTACGCTCAGTATTGCGAATAATGCGATATTCCCCGGCAACGCAGGCGTTACACTGCCAAACGGCACAACAGGTCAGCGTGGCGTTGTTCAGGGGCAAATTCGATACAACACAGACACGAGCCGTTTTGAGGGCTTGTACAGCACTGGCTGGCAGGCATTCGGAGTCGGCGACGGTTCTGTGACCTCTGTCAGCGGCACGACAGATCAAATTAATGTGTCAAACGTCGGTGGGATTGCTACTGTCAGCTTGTCATCGGATCCTGTGATACCCGGTAGCGGTGCGGTTCAGATCCCTTCAGGCACGACCGCCGCACGCCCTGCCTCACCAGTTAATGGTGACTTGCGCTACAACACCCAGACGGCGACCTTCGAGGGCTACGCAAACAGCGCATGGGGCGCAATCGTTACAGGCACAGGTGTTACCTCAGTCGCAACTGGAACGGGTCTCACAGGTGGTCCTATCACCTCGACAGGCACAATCTCAATTGCCAATACGACAGTCACTGCGGCGTCTTACGGATCTCCAACGGCAGTCCCGACGTATACAGTCAATGCACAGGGTCAGTTGACCGCTGCGGCAAACGTCTCTATCGCAATCCCCTCCTCTGCCATTACGGATAAGGGTCTAGCGAACGGCGTTGCGACGCTTGATGGTAGCGGCAAGGTTCCTATCTCTGAGCTCCCTTCGGCTGTTCTGGGAACTCTGAGTTACCAAGGAACGTGGAACGCATCGACCAACACTCCGACATTAGCTTCCGGCGTTGGAACAAAAGGGTATTACTACGTCGTGTCGGTAGCGGGTTCTACGAACTTAGACGGCATTACTGACTGGAAAGTAGGCGACTGGGCTGTGTACAACGGCACAGCGTGGCAGAAGGTTGATAACACCGACTCTGTTACAAGCGTCAACGGATACACTGGCGCAGTTGTACTGTCCTACACAGACGTCGGAGCGCCTTCCACGAGCGGCGTAAACGCTACTGGAACGTGGGGTATTGGAATTTCTGGCAACGCTGCGACAGCGACGACGTCCACAAACATCGCAGGCGGAGCGGCAGGGTCTCTCCCTTATCAGTCCGCCGCTAGCACCACAGGAATGATCGCTGCGGGTACAAACGGCTACTTGCTGACAATGAACGCAGGTATACCGTCGTGGCAACCAGCGCCTGCGACAGGTGTCACATCGATTAGTTTTGACACGACAGGATTAACTCCTGCTACCTCGACAACAGGAGCAGTGACGGTCGGTGGTACGTTGGTTGCGGCTAATGGCGGCACAGGTCAGTCTTCGTACACAACTGGCGACCTTCTGTATGCAAGCGGAACGGCAGCACTCTCCAAACTCGGTGTTGGAACAGACGGCTATCTATTGACGGTATCTGGCGGCGTTCCGACATGGCAAGCTGCACCTGCTACAGGTGTGACATCGTTCTCGGCAGGAACAACAGGATTGACTCCAAGCACTGGAACGACTGGCGCTGTCACGTTATCAGGCACTCTGGCGGTCGCTAATGGCGGAACAAACGGCACAGCCACACCGACCGCAGGCACAGTCGCCTACGGGACAGGCACGGCATACGCATTTACTTCCGCAGGAACATCTGGTCAGGTGTTGCAATCAAACGGCTCTAGTGCGCCGACTTGGGTAACACCTGCTGGTGGCGTGACGCTCTCGAACGACACATCGACAGCCACAAACCTGTACCCAACATTTGCATCGGCGACATCTGGATCAGTATCGACAATCTTCACAGGCAACGCAAGGCTGCTGTATAAGCCAAGCACTGGAGAGTTTCAGTCGACCGTTTTAAATGCGTCAAATGGCATCGTTGTGAATAGCGCAACCGTGTCGGAAAGTTATACAATCCCTAGTGGGAGCAACGCAATCAGCGCAGGTCCGGTAACTGTCAATTCGGGCATAACCGTCACCGTTAGTTCGGGAAGCGTATGGGTAATCGCATGAACGGTCATATTTACTTGGTGACAAATAACTTAAACGGTAAGCGATATGTCGGTCAGACAATTGATACTCGTAAAGTGGGTCACGGCGTGCTTATAAGACAGGCGTATGAGAAGTACGGCAAAGAAAACTTTTGTTATGAAAAAATATGTGGTGACATTTCAGACAGAAAAACCTTAAACTTTATGGAGCGGTTTTGGATTAAGGTAATCGACTCAAGAAGCCCTGTTGGGTATAACATTGAAGAAGGCGGCTCTGATAAGGGCGAAGTGGCAGAATCAACACGCCAAAAATTAAAAGCTATCAACACAGGCAAGACTCTGTCTGAGGAAACCAAAAAGAAAATAAGTAATTCTTTAAAAGGTGACAAAAACCCCTTTTACGGCAAGACGCATACTCCAGAAGCAATGCAAAAAATTATTGCTGCGAACGTCGGCAAAACTTTTAAACACTCTGAGGAAACAAAAGAAAAGTGCAAGCAATCAAAACTGGGTGATAAAAACCCGATGTATGGGAAAATAATTACTGAGGAACACCGCCAAAAGCTAAAAGAAAATGCGCCTCGTAATAGACCTTGGTTAGGTAAAAAGTTTTCAACAGAGCATTTAGCCAAATTATCTATTGAAAGAACTTGTCCGCACTGTAATAAAATTGGTAAAGGTAGTGCGATGAATAGGTATCACATGGATAATTGTAAAAAAACAGGGGCGAAATAATGTCGCAGCTCGGGTTCACGCCAATAATTCCTTATCACAGCACGACTTCAACGAATGTGCCAAGCACTGGCAACATGGCTGTCGGTGAAATTGCTATTAACACAGCAGATCGAATCATTTACACCAAAGACGGCACAGGCGCAGTTGTATCAATTGGTAATGGTGCGACTGGCGGCGGTGGTGATACGATTTTTGTGCAGAATGGTCAGACTGTTACGACAAATTACACAATCCCTGTTGGCATTAATGCGATGAGCACCGGACCAATCTCAATCAACTCTGGTGTGACGGTGACTATTTCTTCAAACTCTGTTTGGGCGATCATCTGACATGGGCTTAAAACTCAAAACACCTTCTCTCGGTACGGTTGAAATCAACCCGGTTGACACGGCATCAAACTTGTCTGTGGATATACAAAACGCAAGCGGTGTCTTGTCGTATGCGGACTCATCAACTGGAGGGTTGTATCTTCCTGTTGGTACGACTGCACAGCGCCCTGCTTCACCTGTCACGGGTCAAATTCGGTTCAATTCAACAACTAACGCCGTGGAAGTTTATAACGGAACTTCTTGGGGCTAATATGGCTGGTTCAATCAAACTAAACGCACCCGCTGGCGGCTCAGTTACTCTGAACGCTGTCGATACTGCATCAAATTTCACGATGTCCGTGCCTGCTGCTGCGGGTATTCTGATTAACGCTGACTCTGCTACGGGTGCTGCTCAGTTACCAGTAGGAACGACAGCGCAACGTCCTGCAAGCCCTGTGACGGGTCAATTGCGTTTTAACAGCACCACGAGTGAGACTGAGGTTTATAACGGTACTGCGTGGGTAGCGACGTCAGCGGTTTCTTCAGGCTATTTAATTGATTCCCTTACTGTTGCTGGCGGCGGCGGTGGTGGAGGCTCAGCAGAAGACGGAGCAGGCAACGGCGGCGGTGGTGCGGGTGGTTACATCCCATTAAGTTTTACCGTTACTACAGGCTCTACATTTGCTGTTGTCGTGGGCGCAGGCGGTGCGGCAGGAGCAGCATCAAATTACAGTAATGGCACTGTCGGATCAAACAGTTCTTTGACTAACAACACGATTCCTTCTGTAGCCTATGTATCAATAGGCGGTGGTCGAGGTGGCGCAGGCGATGCGGTTGCTGGTGGTACAGGTGGATCAGGTGGCGGGTCAGGCTATAGAAACGCATCCGGTGGTGCTGCGACTACTGGACAAGGAAACGCAGGCGGCGGCGTTACTTCTGGCGGTGGCGGAACAGGTGGTGCTGGAGGCGGAGCAGGTGCAGCCGCAGCATCAGGAACAGCTTCAGTAGCCGCAGCAGGCGGTGTTGGATTGCAGTGGTTTAATGGCACATTTTACGCAGGCGGCGGCGGCGGTGGATCAAGCGCTGCAAGTACAAGTGGTGCAGGCGGAAACGGTGGCGGCGGTGCTGGCGGCGATGGTGCAACTGGCGTTGCAGGTACAGCCAACACTGGCGGCGGTGGCGGCGGAGGCGGCACAGCAGGAGGCGGTGCTGGCGGTTCTGGCGTTGTTGTCATACGTTACACAGGCGCACAACGTGGAACGGGCGGAACAATTACATCTGTCGGTGGTTACACATATCACACCTTCACCACATCAGGCACATTTACAGCATAAGGAATAGATATGACAATGACAATTAACGGGAGTGGCACTATTACAGGTTTAGTTGCTGGTGGTTTACCAGACTCTACGATTACGCAACCTGAGTTAGCTGCGGG